AATGATTAGAAGCGACAGCGCCTCTGAACGACCAGCATCACCAGATGTTGAAGAACCTTTAATCTGTGAGCCATTAGAGAGTTCGAACGATGTTCTGTTGTCTACGATAATGTCGGAGATCTGCATCCACTTCGGCAGATTCTTAATAATCGCTTTTACTTTTTTAACTAAGTTTGTTGCTGTTTGTAGTTTTGTCGCGACAACAAGAATGTTCTTGTCTTTATGAAACAACATTAGCCACGCTACATACGCAGCACTAATAGTAGAAATGCCCAACTGACGGGCTTTTAGAATAATATTGAAACGATAATCGCGGAAGTCTTTTAATAACTCTTGCTGATAATCGAATGCTTTGAAAGGAATCAAACCTTTCTGCGGGTGAGAAATCCTACAATAGTTTGTCGTAAAGTAAACCGGGTCTTTACCGGCTTTAACAACTTCTTTTAAGATTTCCTGCTTTGTAAGCGCAGCCATATTAGATCTTCACATTTGAAGGCTTTTTGGCTTTGTCTCTCCCTAGAGCAAGAAAATCTTTGATTGCTTTGTCGGCGCGCTCTTTATCAGATCCGCTATTAACCTCGCCCACATCAGTTAGCCCGCCAATCTTATAATCACACTGGGCCTGAACGTCTGTGCGATAGTTTGAGATTCTTTGAACCAGAATTTGATGTTCGCCTTCTAAAGTAAGAGCAACTGTCTCGCCGGTGATGGCCTTATATTCTTTCTTAAGAAACTTAACAATGTCCTTGAGCTTCGAGATAATCTCGTTTTCAAATCCATTATCCTGTACATCTTTGATTCTTGTCTCGGCCTGATACTTGACTCTTAAGATTGGTCCGTGAAAAGACACCTTAAATCCATCGATGACGCGTCGGTCATTAATGTAGTGGCCATCTTCACGGCTCAACCCAGCAGTTCGGGCGCGACCATCTGCTTGAAGTTCTTCAACGTGAGAGCCGTCATAAGCGTTTGCGGCTGCTTGATTGATTCCTTTTATAATGTCGTATACTGATGCCATCTTATTGTTCCTCTGTGGGTCTCCACCCGCTTGCCCATCTTTCTTCTCTTCCGCCTTCAATGTATTGAACATAACATCCAAAGCAAGCTTCAAACTTATTCATATACAAATCATCTCTTGTATGAAAAGAATATCTGCGACAAACAGGACAAGTCCTATTATGATCTCTATTAAGTAGTTTTTTGTTTATCAAAAATCCGTCTTGTTCTACTTTGTCTTGGGATTCAGCATTCTTCGCAAACTTTTGTTGCTCTGCTTGTGATTGCTCAATATACTCTTTTTCTTTTTTCTTGTCCCAAAATCGCTTTGGATTGTGAGCAGCTTCTTCGCCATACTTCTGTGTTATGGCTTTTTCTAGTTTTGCTATGTAATCTTGTTTAACGCTCATTATTTTACAATCTCCGTAGATAAAGCAAAGATGCCCAACGATGTAAGAGTTCCAATACCAAATCCTAACGCAACGAAAAGCGGACCTTGGCTTGGCTTCTGCTTCATAATCAAATCTGTTAGACGATCGTTCTCTGCTGTCTTAAGAATCATCATTGATTCATACTTGTCTTTCCAAGATGTAATCTCTATCTCTTTAAAGTCAAGTTGAAGTTCGTAGTTTTCTTTCTGGAGATTTAGTTCGTATTCCAAACGCAAATCGTATTCAGTGTCCGAGAATCTCTTGTCGTTCAATACTTTTGCCGCCGCATCCAAAGATAATAGAATACCATCAAAAGGTATCGTATCGCCTTTCTTAACAGATGTAACTATGTTTTCTTCGGCAACCGCTGTGCTCGGGAATATTAACGAAAAGAACAACCAAAGGAACAGTATTTTTCTAGCCATCTTCTAACCCAAAAGTGTTGGCTATTTGTTTAGCCAACTTCTCTGGATCATTATAGCCTTCATCTACTAGTTTTTTAAGTTTGGCTTCTTTTGCTTTGTCTAAGCGGTCAGAGTCTTCCTCAAAAGCTTTTTTCAAGTTCTCTTTTTCTTTTAGATGCTCTTCTAATCGAAGGTTCTTTTCAGCGATCTCTGTGTTATGAATATGAGAAAGTGTTTCCATTTCTTGATCGTGCTGGTCTCTTTTAGATTCAAAGAGATCCATTGCTCTTTTAAACAGTGCTCCGTTTCTCATAACAATGCTGATAAGTCCAGCACAAAGAACAAGAACTAAAAGTACGATTGCCCACCAAAACCTTTTGGCTAGCACCCACGCTTTCTTAGAAAGAAGTGTTATTTTATTTACTGTCATAGCCTTTAAGTTTCGTCACGGCATCAATAACAGTTTGCCCGCCAATATATACAGTTGTGATAATAACCCAATCAGCTGATTGTAGATCTGAGAACATTAGTAGTCCTGTTGCGGTGGCCCAGGCTAATAACTTTCTGGACACTAGCTTGTCCAGTCCCCTATCTAATATGTGTCTTGCTTTTTCAGTCATGTCTCATCTCCATATATAAATAGGTCCTAACATCATTATGTCTAAACGTATCCAACTTAAATTTAAGAAAATGTTAAAGAAAGCAGAGTTTGTACATGCTGATTTAGAGTATCACGAAGAGTTGGTATTTGAAGCCAAAGCAGATTTTAATGAAGCATTCCAAGACAGAATAGATAATATGTCTAGGCGCGAAAGAAAGTATTGGACACGGAATCTTCACACTTTAAATGATGAAAGAGCAAAGCAACTTCTACAACAAGCAGAAGAAGAAAAGCAGAAAAGAATAGATGCTGAGACCGACGAGGATCAAACCGGGGTTGTTAAGAATAAAGAAGTTCTTATGGACGCTGGGACAGGCGAAGAGTTTTATCTTAATCCAGACGAGGTAGATACGCCTGACGATGATAAGTCAAGTGTGATCAAAAAGCTTTATCGTAAGATTGCTAGTGAAACACATCCAGATAAGTTAGTTGCTTCCGGGTTCTCTCAAAGAGAAGTAGAGAGAAAAGAACAAATATTTATGAAAGCAAAGGAAGCATACGAACGAGAGAACTGGTATATGATTTATTCAATCGCGATCGACCTTGGAATATCCCCTGGTGATATTGATGAGAAGCATATAGATTGGATTGAGGAAGATGTTAAACTTACAATGGGTCGTATCTCTCGGATCGGTCAATTATTTGTTTGGGTATGGTATACCTCTACTGATGAACAAAAAGAAAAGGTTATGGACCAGTATTTCAAACAAGTGTATAAGTGGGAAGGAAAAGATTTTTAGTTCCTTTCCTTCCTTCTTTACTGACTTATCTGCGCGTAGCCATCTTTCTTATCTATTGTAATCTCCATATCAACGATATCTTTTAGAGAATCCAAGTGAGAAATAAGAATAACTGTCTTAAAGTAAGTCTTAACTAAGTCAAGCATTCGTATAAAGCCTTCCATATTTTCAGCATCCAAAGATGTTCCTGGCTCATCTAGAATAAATATATTACCTTTTGGTAGCGAAGACACTGATAGTAGAGCCAAACGAATGCCCATTGAAGCAAGCGTTTTCTCAGCGCCTGATCCCATCTCAATGGGTCGGGCTTCGTAGTTAGGGTGTTTAATAAGAACATCTAGTTTGTTTCCATCCTCTTGAAAAAATACTTCAAAGTCAACAATGTTAGAAATAGTCTTTGCTATCTCTTCGTTAATCACAGGAAGGCGCCTTTTAATAATATCATATGCGATACCATTAGAGTGTACACATCGCATATACAAATCATAGGCAGCATACTCGGCACGAATGTTAAGAAGATCTTGCTTCTTTTCCAAAAGAGTCTCTACCTTTTGCTCCAAAGAACCAATCGTTCTGTTGTGAGTATTTAAGGTTTCTTCAAAGTCTAATATCTCTGTTGTTGTTTTGTTGATCTTATTCTGAACTTCATCTCGGGAGAATATAAGATTTTCAATATTCTGTATTGCTTCTTTGTTATCCTCATATAAAGAGATCTTGTTATTTGTCTCTTCAAGATCGTTGGTTGTTGTTTTGATTTTGGCGAACAACTTTTCAATAGATACTTTATTGTCTCGCTTTTCAATCTCAATGTCGTTCTTGGCTATAATCGTTTCGTTATAACTATCAATCAAAGCAACCATAGCGGCTGAATCAACTGTTACAATCTTCTCTTTGTAATCTTTTGCCTCTTCAATCTTCTCGATGATAGTCTTCTCTAGGGTTGGAAGTTCCAATGAGGCGCCGTGGGCGTCTGCGATAAACTTACAAGATGATACATACGAACTACCACAAGGAACCTCATCAAGCAAAACAAGCTTTTTCGACATTGTTTTATAGTCGTTGTCCATTAAACGAGCGCGGTTGATTGTATCGTCGTAGCGGCGCTTAAAAATATCATACTGCTTCTTTTCTTCAAGCAACTCTTCGATATTGATTGTTGTCAAGAAGTCATCATAAGATTGTAGTTTATCGTTGTAATCAACAATCTCTTGTTTAAGTTCGCTGATATTTTCTTTTGTATTCTTTACGTTGTTTGTTAGTTGCGTTTTTCTTTCTAAAAGCTTTTTTATGTTAAGACGCTCTGCTGGAATAGAATCAATCTGTTCCGAAAGATCTTTGTGCTCTTCCTCATAGGAAGCAACACGAGAGCGAAGCATAGAGCACGTAGCCTTATCTACTTCAAGCTTCTTTTGGGCTTCGTCTCTACGAACCTCCGCGTGAGCAATATCATTATCATAATCAACATCACCAACTCGGCGCATAACTGCTTTAAGATCAGAAGAGTCTTCTTTTGCTAACTTAAATTTCTTCTCAAAGATTTCCAAGTCTAAGAACTTCGCAAGAATCTCTTTACGCTTTGTTGAACCTTCTTTAATAAAAGATAGTGAATCCAACTGACTCGCCATAGAGGTAAGTAAAAAGTCTTCTATTGTTCCAAACTGTTTGCGAATGTTCGCATCAGTCTCATTACGAGTAGTTCCGTTTAAACTTAAATCTTCGTCCTGCGTAAAGTCCAAGAATGTTCTTGCTTCATTTGTCTCAACACCTTTAAGGCGCTTTACATACTTTTCAGACTTTCTCTCAATGTTATATACCTTCTCGCCAATCTGCAACTCAATCGTTCCTTTACAGTTCTTTCTGTTTTGGTTGATAATGTTGTAGTTTTTGCGTTCGTTCTTGGAGGTAGTGTTGAACATAGTGTAAAGCATTCCATCAATAACAGATGATTTGCCTGAATAGTTCTTTCCAAAGATCCCAACAATACCGTTAAGATTTGTAAAGTCAAGTGTGTTGCTCTCGCCATAGTTGAATAAGTTTTCCCATTCAAAGCGATTAATGTTCCAGTTTACGTTTCTCGCAATGTCTTCGTTCTCTTCAATGTGAGAGTTATACTTGCGATTTAACTCATATACTTTCTGGATTACTTCTTCTGTCGGTTCATAATCTTCTAAATACTCTCGTATTAGTCTTTCCTGAACAGCAATGTCTCGTAAGTTCTCAACTTTAAAGTTCTTTCCAAGACTAATCTCGCCTCTTTCGCCGGCTGCTCTATTCAAAAATGAGATTGATTCAGGCTTATAGCGAGACTTTGCGACCTCTACTGCCTTGCGCATTATATCAAGAGGCAAGTTATTATTACTTACAAGACGTAAGCGAGCACCGGTAGGGATATTGGTGCCTTTGGGCATACGACCCTTTGGTGTAAGTTCAATAGTAACAAAAGGTTTCGGGTTCAATAGAATATGATGCTTAACAGTAAAGGTGTTCTTATCTTCAATATCCCAAATCAAGAATCCCTTATCGTTTGTTTCGCCGTGGTTCTGTTGGACGGTGCTTCCTGCGTAACGGACGCGTCCTTCTGTGTCTAGGATTTGATTTGTCTTGTGAATGTCTCCAAGCAACGCGTAATCGTGACCAGCAAAGACACCGATGTCGTGATCACCGTGATCCATTACCCAACCAACGTCTGTTGAAACACCACCAATAGCACCGTGATATAAAGCAATATTGATGCGTGTTGGATCGCTTGGAGCAACCCAGTTGTCTTCATCAAATACAGATAGGACATTGAGCGCGAGGTCGGGCTCTACAACTGTTTCACCAGCATCTTTGAGTAGGTGGAGGTTTGGAAGATTTAAAGCGCTTACAATGGGCGACAGAGCGTCCTGTCGGCTACTGTTCTTTAAGTTCCCGTCGTGGTTTCCAAGCAGAATATAAGTCGGCGCAATATTAGCAAGGTTCCTAAAAAAATCTGAACACAACTCAACGAACTCCGGGGAGATCTGTGTCTTTGTATGAGCAATGTCGCCACAGTGAACAATGTAATCTACGTTCTCTTTACGAAGAGTGTCGTAAAGTTGCTCAAATACCTTTTTATATTC